GTCGCGCTTGACTTGGGCGCGCGATTTGCGGCATGTGAGACGCATCCCAATAGGGAATCGACGCGCCCCGGCCAACCGGCGGCGCGTTTTGCTTTTCCGGCTTCGGCTGGGAGGAACGCGGACGATGGCGCTTCGCACCCTGGGCAGCAAGATCAGGACGTTCGATCTCCGGGTTGCGAAGCCCGCGCCGAAGCGCTCCGACGACGAGCTGCAGACAACTGCGCATCGGACATGGCGCGACCTGGTGTTGAGCCGGGCCGCCTATCGATGCGAGCACGTCGATGAGGCGGGCCGGCGCTGCGAGCGCAGCCGAGCCAACGGCGACCGGATGTATGCTGACCACATCGTCGAGCGCGCCGACGGCGGCGCGCTGACCGACCTCGCCAATGGCCGCTGCCTTTGCAACTCGCACAACACCGGCAAAGGCATCGCCGCTCGCGCCGCCAGGCGGTAGGGGGTTTAATTCCCACCCCGGCCGAGGGGGCGTCACCGCACGGGTCCTCACGCGTGAGAAAAAATTCTGGCGGGCCAACGGATTGAATTCGCGTTTGATTTGGTGGGTTTTCAAACATGGCCGATGAAAGTCCGGAAAAGCCCAAGTCGCGGCGCGGCGGTGCGCGGCCCGGAGCCGGGCGCAAGAAGAAGGGCGCGATCGTCAAGACGGCGCTCGGCCCGATCGATGTCGACGCAGCGATCGGCGCGCCGGTGCCGGACGACATCACTGTCGCCGCACAATCGCACTGGGCGGTGGCGCTCTCGACGCTGGTCAAGCAGCTGATGCACGGCGCCGGCGACCCCGCGAAGGTGGTCGCGGCAAACGAGATCCTCGATCGCGGCTACGGCAAGCCCGCGGTCGATATCGGTGGTGAGCCGATGTTGCCGTTCATGGCGAAGCCGGCGCCGGTCGATGATATCGGCCTGGTGCTGCGCCTCGAAGCACGGAAGTACGCAAACTTGGCCCTCGAGGTGCTGCGGCGCATCGCCGACGCCAGCGAAAGCGAATCAGCCCGCAACAGTGCCGCCAAGTCACTGCTGTTGCGTGGCCTCGGCAGCGTCGCGGCCGCGAAGCTGCCCAGCGAGCTCAATGTCAACCGACAGCCGAGCAAGAAGGAGGAGCGGCAGCGCGCCGCCTCGGCGGCTGCGACGGGTCGATATGCGGTGCCGCAGCCGCCCGGTAGTCGCCGGGTCAATTGATACCCCAATGGTCGACGGCCTGCCTCGACTGGGAGGAGCGCATTGCCGCCGGCCGCTCGCTGCTGCCGATCGGGCCGCTTTTCCCCGGGGAGGCCGAGGCCGGGCTCGAGGTGTTCCGAAATCTGCAGATCGCCGACGCTGCGGGGCGCCCGACCTTCGGCGAGGCGAGCCGGCCGTGGTTCTTCGATCTGCCGACCGCGCTTTTCGGTGCCTATGACCCGGACAGCGGGCGCCGGCTGATCCGCGAGTACATGCTGCTCGTGTCAAAAAAGAACGGCAAGTCGACACTGGCGCCCGGCATCATGCTGACCGCGCTGATCCGCAACTGGCGGGAGCAGGGCGAGTTCTACATTATCGCGCCGACCAAGGAGCTGGCCGACAATTCCTTCGGGCCGGCTGAGGCCATGGTGCGTGCCGACGAGGATCTGTCGGCGCTGATCCACACCCAGTCCTTCTCGCGCGTGCTGACGCATCGGAAGACCGAGGCGACGCTGCGGGTGATCGCTGCCGACAGCCAGACGGCGACGGGCAAGAAGACTATCGGCTACCTGGTGGAGGAGTTGCACGAATTCGGGGCTCGATCGGACGCCGGGTCGATGCTGCGCGAGATCAAGGGCGGCCTCGCTGCCCGCCCCGAGGGGTTTGGCATCTACATCTCGACCCAGTCGTCGAAGCCGCCGCGGGGCATCTTCGCCGAAACGCTTGCGGAATTTCGCGACATCCGAGACGGCAAAGTCGACGTGCCGCACAAGCTGCCGCTGCTCTACGAATTCCCGAAGGCGATGGTCGAGGCCAAGGCCTACGAGAATGCGGCCTTCTGGTATGTGACCAACCCTAACCTCGGCCTTTCGGTCGACGAGACATACCTTCGGGACGAGCAGGCCTCGGCGAAACGCAAGGGGAAGGCCGAGCTCGCTGACTTCTACGCCAAACATTTAAACGTCGAAGTCGGTCAGGCGTTGCGGTCGGACGGCTGGGCCGGCGCTGCGATTTGGGCGAACGGCATCTATCCGGCGCTTTCGCTGGACGACATCCTGCGGCGGGCGGAGGTCATCACTGTCGGTATCGACGGCGGCGGCCTCGACGACCTGATGGGCATCGGGGTGATCGGCCGCGAAAAGGGCAGCAAACGCTGGCTCGCCTGGTCACACGGGTTGATCTCGACCATCGGCCTCGACCGCCGTAAGGCCAACTGGACCGACTATCTCAAGTTCAAGGCTGACGGCGACCTCGATGTTTTCCGTTTCGGTGGGTCGGTAGATCCCGCCGAAGACGCCGCGCCCGAGCTGGAGTTCGCTCGCCGCGAGGATGGCACGTTTGCGCTCGAGGCCGAGTTGCCCCCTGAGTTCCTCGAGGGGCTCTTGCCGGCACCAGAGGGCGCCGACGGAGCACTGGTGGCGCCCGATATCGCCTATGTGGTGTCGCTGGTGACACGGATCCGCGATGCGGGCTTGCTCGCCCAGGTCGGCGTCGACGCCGCCGGGATTGGCGGCATCGTTGACGCGCTCGCCGGTATCGGCGTGACGCAGGACGAGGACCAGCTCGGCGCCGTTCGTCAGGGCATCGCGCTGATGGGCGCGATCAAGACGGTCGAGCGTAAGCTTGCCGATAGGACCTTTCGTCATGGCGGCAGCCGAATGCTCGGCTGGTGCGTGGGGAATGCCCGGACGGTGGCGACACCAACCGCGATGCGCATCGCCCGAGACGAGTCGGGGTACGGCAAAATCGACCCGCTGATGGCACTCTTCAACGCTGCGGCGCTGATGGCCATGAACCCCGAGCCGGCCGATGATCGGTCGATCTATACCGCCGAGCGCGGTCTTCTGTTTGTCGGCTGAGAGGGGGGCGCGACCATGAGTTTGCTGGCTCGCCTGCTGCCCTGGCGGAAGCGGTCGACCGACACGACGGTCGATGAGCTGCTCTGGAGCAGCAATTTCAATTCGGTGCCGTCGGTCACCGGGATTGCGGTCAACCAGCAGACCTCGCTCGGCGCGAGTGGCGTCATGGCCTGCGTGACCATGCTGGCCGAAGACGTCGCCAAACTGCCCTGGTCGATCTTCCGGCGCGCCGAGGACGACTCGCGCAAGGAGGCCAAGGACCACTTTCTCTACGACCTGCTCCAGGAACCGAACGACTGGCAGAACGGACTCGAGTTTCGCGAGCAGATGCAGATCAGCCTGATCCTGCGCGGCAATGCCTATGCACCCATCATCCGCAATATGCGCGGCACGCCGATCAAGCTGGTGCCGGTCAATGCGGATTGGGTCGCGCTGTGGGAAGCGCCTGACGGGCAGCTGTTCTACCGGGTGACGCCGCAGGGACTCCACATGCGGGCCGAGCTCTCGGGCCAGCCGTTCCTGATCCCCTTCGAGGACATGTTCCATCTGCGCGGCTTTTCGCTCAACGGGCTCCTCGGTATCTCGCGCATCGCCGTTGCCAAGGAAGTCATCGGGCTTTCGTTGGCACAAGAGCAGCAGGCGGCCCGCTGGATGGGCAATGCGGCCAAGCCAAGCGGCATCCTGACGACCGACCAAAAGCTCACCCCGGAGGGCGCCAAGCGCGTTTCCGAGGAGTGGAAGAGCATGGTCTCGGGGCTGCAGAACGTCGGCCGCACGGCCGTGCTCGAGCAGGGCCTCAAGTTTTCGCCGCTGGAGATGGCGTCGGCTTCGGATCTGGAGTTTATCGCCTCTCGCAAATTCCAGCTCGAGGAGATCGCCCGCATCTTTCGCGTGCCCACCTACATGCTCGGCGAAGTCGCGTCGAAGAGCACCGGCAATATCCAGCAGCTGGCGCAGGAGTACATCAACTACACGCTGACCGGATATACCAACCGGTGGCGAGCCAAGGCGTCTTCCGCGTTCGGGCTGCGCAAGGACGACCTGTCGATCGAGTTCGACTATTCCGAACTGACTACCGCGGACATGGGGACGCGCGTCAACCAGTGGCGCACGATGATCATGTCCATGATCGGCAAGCCAGACGAGGCCCGAATCGACCTTGGGCTGCAGCCAGAGGGCGGCGAGGCCGACAAGCTGCAGTTCCCGCAGAATATGGCTGCCGCCGGGAGCCAATCGACCGGCACGGCACCGGACGGGGCAGGGCGCCCGGCCGGCGATGACCCCACCCCATCCGTTACCGGGACAGTCTCACCATGACGACCCTGCGATCCGTCCCGCCGATCATGCGCTCGGCCGGGCTTGCCGAGCTTGCCAACAGCAATGGGCGCATCGTCCGCTATGTGTTTTCCACGCCGGCCGTGGCGCGCGATGGGCACACCATTCAAGGCTGGGATGTCGCCAACTTCCTCACCAACCCGGTGTTCCTGTGGGCTCATGAAGCCGACGCGCTGCCGGTCGGCAAGGTCGTCGACCTCGACGCGGATGCGCGGGGACTGCGCGGGGGCGTGCAATACGCCACGGCGGAGGAAAACCCGTTCGCGGACACGGTCTATCGGCTGGTGACTGGCGGCTATCTCAACGCGACATCGGTGTCGTGGCTGCCGCTCGAATGGTCGTTCTCGAAGGACAAGAGCCGGCCCGGCGGCATCGACTTTAAGCTCGCCGAACTGCTCGAAATCAGCCAGGTGCCCGTGCCGGCCCAGCCCGAAGCGCTCGCCACCGCCCGCGCTGCGGGCATCGACACCGGGCCGCTGTTCCGCTGGGCCGAGAAGGTGCTCGACCAGGGCAGCATGATCCTCGTGCCGCGGGATGAACTCGAACAGCTCCGGAGGGAGGCGAAGATGCCGGCCAACACCAAGACCAAGCCGACCGTCGAGGAAGAGACGCCGCCGGCGCCGGTGACTCAGATACCGCCCGCTCCGGCTGCCGAGGGCGACGAGCGGGCGCGGGCGGCCCGAGCCGAAGCGTTCAAGCGCAGCCTGTGGGATGTGGGCGACCTGGCCTACCTGCTGATGCAGATGGCCTGGACCCAGCAGAGCCTCGCCGACGAGGCCGAGTGGGAGCAGGATGGCAGTGAATTGCCAGGGCAGCTCGCCGCCCTCGCTGCGCAGCTGGGCGAATTCATTAAGGCGCTGACCGGCGAAGAAGTTGATGAGCTGATCGCTCGCCTGGGCGGCGATGAAACTGCCCGGGCGGCGCGCACCGAAATGGTGCGGACGCTGTTCGGGCTCGACGAAGGCGCCCGGGCCGGGCTGCTCGCTGCGGCACGACACGTGGCCTCGGGCAAGGTGGTAACCATCACCGTCGACGCCGAAGTCTTGCCGCTGTCCCGCGCCGGAAAGGCCCTGTCGAGCGATCGCGAGGCCAGGCTGCGCGAGATCCACGGCGCCATGGCCGATAGCTGCGAGCAGCTGCTCGGCCTCATCGACGATGCGACCGCCG